GATGGTTATACGCAGCCCATCGTAACAGTGTGGGATGAAAGCGTGAAGAAATACGTCATTATAGACGGTTTCCACCGCAACCTTATCATCCGTAAATACCCAGATATAGACAAGCGTTGTCACGGCAAGTTGCCTATCGTTGTTCTTGATAAGAACATAGACCAACGTATGGCATCCACCGTGCGACATAACCGTGCTCGTGGTAGCCACTCTGTTGACGGCATGACAAACATTGTCTTCACTATGTTGAAAGACGGATGTTCGGAGCGTGAGATATGTAAGAAACTTGGGCTTGAAAAGAAAGAGTTTGTGAAGCTGATGTACATCACTGGTTTCGCAAAGATTTTCAAGAACTATCAGTACAACAAGGCAATAGACGTGATTTTGCCATCAAATAAGATAGAGGAACATCTAAATCAGAAAGAGAATGAGCAATATGAAGATTAAATTGGTGAATATTGGCAACATAAAGCCGTACTTCAACAACCCGAGGAACAATATCAACGCCATTAACCCTGTAAAGCAATCAATACGCAAATTTGGTTTTACGAAACCTCTTATAGTTGATAAAGACGGAGTGATTATCGCAGGGCACACACGCTATCTCGCAGCCTTTCAGATGAACTTGGAGAAGATACCAGTTATCTACTCTGACATGGATGAGGAGCAGGCAAAGATGTTTCGTATTGCGGACAATAAGCTCGCAGAGAAATCGTCTTACAACGAAGAAAAACTGATTGAGGAACTAAAGGCATTGTCTATCCCTGACGATATGCAGGATTTCTTCTTTGAGAATATTGACAGTATGTTGCACCCCATAGACTTCTCGGCACAGATGCCTACAAGCATGGACTTTGATCCGACCGAGAATGCGACAGATGCTTCTGATGATGCAAACTATTACGGAGAAGGCAACGAGAACTATTACACCACACAGTCTAATACAGTTGGTGATTCAGAAGAAGATGAAAGCAGTGAAGAAAGCGATTTTGGAACAGAGAAATCTTCTACAACAATAGACTACAGTTCACTTTACAAACCATACTTGGATGAGGACGGATGCAGAAAGATGAAAGTCCTCTGCCCTTATTGCTATAACATTGAAACAGTAACATTAGAGTAATATGGAAAATATCAAATACAATGACAAGGTCGTAATCAAGAAGATAGACGACATCAAGCCTTACGAGGGTTCTCACAATACGGACGAGGCGGTTGATATGATAGCCGAAAGCATAAAGCGTTTCGGTGTTCAGCAGCCCATAATGATAGACAAGAATGGCGTTATTGCGGCAGGCAACGCTATCTACAAAGCTGCAATCAAAGCAGGGTTGACAGAGCTGCCTTGTGTAGTCCTCAAAGACTTGTCGGATGAGGAAATCAAAAAGTATCGCATTGCTGACAACAAGACAGGTGAGTTTGCTCTTTGGAACGAACAGAAATTGAAGAAAGAGCTGTCTTATCTCCCGAATGTGAACGACTTGCAATTCTGCTTCGATGAAAACCTTGTGAGTATGCTCGGTATGGCGAGTGAAATGCCGCAAGACATAAAGAAGACATCTGAGTTCCTTAACCCAAAGGTGGAAGAGGAGCATCAGCCCACACAGAAAGAAATCGAAAAGGCACAAAAAGCGGAAGCGCAGTTCAAGCAAGACCTCAAAGGTGAGGCTGAGGCAATGCAAGCAAAGAACAGAAACTATCTCGAAATAACGTGTTCTAAGTGTGGTCGCAAGATAATCATTAAGCAATAGCGTATGGCGAATGAGAAAGAAACGGCAAATAAGGAAACTCCGCAAGGAGGGGAACTAAAATTCTGGCAGGTGTGCGCCAAACCTAATCTTGGTGGTCGCCCTCGTAAGTTCGGCTCCCCACAAGAGCTTCTTGATGGTGCGCTCGCATACTTCAAGTACATCGACGAACATCCGTGGCAGATAAAGCCAGCGAACCAAGCACTGCATGAGAATGGAGATGGCAAGTCAACGGGCGTTTCACAGAATACGCAAGTTAAGCAAAGGGCATATACTCTTTATGGTATTTTGGCTTTCTTAGGGTGCACCTCAAAGTGGGCAGACTTAAAAAGAAGCTATAAAGATATTAAGGGGTTTTTAGAGGTCTTTACGTGGATTGAGAGCGTTGTAACGACTCAACAAGTCGATGGTGCAATATTAAGGCAGTTTGATGGCAATATCGTAGCTCGTTTGAATGGATTGGCTGACTTGCAAATCAATCAAGTGTCAATGGATGACAATATACCTAAGCTGACAGAAGAGGATTTTGAAAAGCTAAGAACGATGAATGGATATTAATCGTGAGGCACATAGAATGCTTTTGGCATCCGACTTCCTTACATTCGCAAAAAAAATGTTCTATGCGCAGACGAAGAATGAATACATCGTTGGGGAACATCATAAACTGATATGCGATGTGTTGATGGATGTCGTGAAAGGCAAGACTAATAGGCTGATAATCAACATTGGACCTCGCTACGGAAAAACCGAGCTTGTTTCAAGATTGTTTCCAGCCTTTTGTTTCGCCCTTAACCCTATGTGTCGTTTCCTGCATCTCTCATATTCTTGGAGTCTGGTTACAGGGAATTCAATCGCCATAAAACAATATATGGCTAATCCATACTTTCGCTACTGCTTTGAAGCAGCAACACAATACAAAATGGACGCTCGTGACCATTGGCACACATTACAAGGGGGTGAGTTCTATGCAACCTCTACACTCGGTCAGATAACAGGTTTCGGCGCAGGTCGGTTGGAAAGTGAACATATAGAAAGGGGCGCATTTGAAGAACGTTTTAATCCGAACAATTTCAATGGTGCAATTATCATTGATGACCCGATAAGACCAGAGGACGCTCTTTCCGATGCGGTCAGAGAGACCGTTAATAGACGCTTTGAAACAACAATCCGCAACCGTGTCAACTCACGAAATACGCCAATTATCATAATTATGCAACGGCTGCACGAACATGATTTATGCGGATATTTAGAGGAGACAGAGCCGGGTGTATGGAAAACCCTGTCCTTACCAGCGATAATCTATGACGAAGAGGGCAAAGAGAAATCTTTGTGGCCTTTTAAGTTCACATTAGAGGAACTGTATCATTTGAAAGAGGTAAGCCCTATCGTTTATGAGACACAATATATGCAGAACCCGAAGCCGTGGGAGGGATTGATGTACCGTGAGTTCGGCACGTATGACATAATACCATTCAGCAAGAAGAACAAGAGGGTGAACTATACTGACAGCGCAGACACAGGCTCGGACTGGCTCTGCTCCATCTGCTATGTGGAAGCACCCGATGCCTGCTATGTCACTGACGTACTATTCACGAAAAAGCCTATGGAATACACAGAACATGCGATGGCGAAGATGATTATCGAGAACGCCACGGAAAAGGCTTACGTGGAGAGCAACAACGGTGGGCGCGGCTTCATGCGCAACGTCAAGCGTCTGTGCGGCGAGATGAACTACAACAAGTGCTACTTCCACGGCTTCACGCAGACGCAGAACAAACAGGTGCGGATATTCACGAAAGCCAACGAGGCGAACAATCTTATACTCTTTCCGAGCGACTGGAAGAGACGTTGGCCGCAGTTCGCCAGCCACATCACGGGCTACCGAAAGGAAGGCAGGAACGAGCACGACGACGGACCTGATGTATTGAGTGGCATCGTGGAGTTCCACGGACGGCAGAACGGCATGAGCGATACGGAAATAATGAAGCGAATGCTATAAATTTTCAAAAAAGATTTATCTCTCAAATCTTTTTCGTATTTTTGCAACGTGAATGAATTATACGTACCCGATAGCATCTTCCCCTCGGACAACGAGGCGGAGATACCGAGCTTGAGGCTGGACGTTCAGCCGAAGGCTTGCGAGATACCGTTTGTCTGTTTCGGCGAGCAAAAGCGCACGTTCCAGATGAACGGTACGGGGACGCTGCACTTCTATACGGACGACTACCGTTTCAACGCCGTGTACGAGCATCCCGAAAAGATATTGCAACATAACCCCGCGAACATCGTAGAGCCGAACTTCAGCCTGTTCAATGAAATGCCAGTGGCTTTCGGGATGCAAGCGATATACAAGAAGCGGTTCTGCGCGAGGGCGATGCAAGAAAGATGGATAGGCGTGTTCGTGGACTTGAACGTGGCGGGCAAGTTCTACCAGCTGAACATGCTGGGCGTGCCGATGGGCTACCACTCGTTCTGCACACGCGGCTATTCCGACCGCTTGCATTACCTTGAGTTTGAATACGAGATAGCGAAGCAGTGGGCGCAAGGCAATCCGCTGATGTTCGTAATCTACGGCGGCAGCGTCCGCTGCCGTAAACGCCCCAAAGCCGCCATGGGGCATAACGCTGGCGGCGACAACGGATTAACCTCATAAAACAAGAAAAGTTATGGCAATTTTAGTGAAGCCCATCCTGCGCACCAACCCGCAAGACCCGCGCGAGGAGGCAAAGAAATGGTACGTCACGCAGGTCACCACCGCGCAGGTGGACGAGACGCAGGTGGCGATGGACTTGGCGGACGAGACCACGCTCAACGCCTCGGAGGCGATGATGGCGATACGCCAGCTCCGCAAGATACTGCTGCGGAGGCTGCTCGGCGGCGAGAGCGTGAAGCTCGGCAACTGGGGCAGCTTCTCCGTGACCCTCTCCACGAGGGGCGTGGAGAAGAGGGAGGACGTGAACGCCAACAACATCAAGACCGTGAACCTCAACTTCCAGCCCGACGAGGCTTTCAAGGCGGACTTGCAGAAGGCCACCTTCGCGTGGGTTGACAAGCTCGGCGCGACCAACGGGGACGAGGGTCAGCAGGAAGCGACGGAAGCGTAAGCACGAAGCCGCCGACCCCTAAGCAGGAAGAGACCGCCTCCTACGCAGGGGCGGGGCGTAGGGCTGCTTACGGACAGGCGGCTTTCTAGTGTCCGCAAGCCCGCAAGTGTTAAAAATCACGGCGCAGGGCAAAATAATCGCCTTTTCGCTTGGCGGTTTATAACGTTTTTGTTACCTTTGCATCGTCTTAATGACAAAAGAGCTCTTATAAACAATGAAACGCAGCGAGTTGGAGAAGCGGCTGAGGAACGCTGGATGCGACTTGGTCCGCCACGGTTCAAGACATGACAAATGGATGAACCCGAAAACTGGCGCCGTGGATTGGATTCCGCGGCATGGAGGAAGCGAGGTGCCTACCGGCACTGCGCTTGGCATCTTGAAGAGACTGGTCGGGGAATAAGCCCCGGCCAGACTTTTGCCCACGCTGCTTTTGTCGTCGTAAGGCTCTTTTTCGCTTGTCAAACATACAAAGCAAGATATTATGAAAGTAAAGGTAATTGTCGAACAGGCCGCCGACGGCGGCTTTTGGTGCTACACGGAGGATTCCGTCAACGGCGTGGGGATTAACGCCACGGGCGCGACCGTGGAGGAGGCCAAGAGGGATTTCATGGACTGCGTGGAGGAGGCGAAGGCAGACTGCCTTGAAGAGGGCAGGGAGTGGCGCGACGCGGTCTTTGAGTACAAGTACGACTTGCAATCGTTCTTCAACTACTTCACGTTCCTCAACGTGAGCGACATCGCAGCAAGGTCGGGCGTGAACCCCTCGCTCATGCGCCAGTACTCAAGGGGGATAAAGAAGGCGGGCGAGAAGACGTACAAAAGGATGTCCGCCTGCCTTAACGACATCACAAGGGAATTGCAAGCCGCGTCCTTCTGACTGCGGCGTTTCATTGTACAACAAAGAACTTTTGTCAAGCCCTGCTCGTGAGAGCGGGGCTTTTTCGTCCATTTACATTAAATTTTCCAAAAATTTTTCCGATTTTCCCCGAAAAGTTTTGGCGGTTCGGATTTT